AATGACAAATATTGTTATTCCTTACAAACCAAGAAAATTACAGAATTTTTTACATAAACAAATTGATAAGCACCGATTCAGTGTAATGGTATTACACCGAAGAGCTGGGAAGACAGTTTTATGTATTAACCATATGCTAAAGGCGGCTTTAACTAACCCTAAGCCTAACCCTAGATATGCCTTTCTAAGCCCCACATTCAAACAAGGAAAGGCGACGGCTTGGGATTACATAAAGACCTTTGCGTCAAAAATTCCTGGCACTAAATTTAATGAATCTGAGCTTAGGTGTGATTTACCTAATGGTGCAAGGATTACAATTTTAGGGGCTGAGAATGACCAAAGTTTAAGAGGTATTTTTCTTGATGGCTGCGTTTTCGATGAAACTCAAGCTATTAAGCCAACTATATTTCCTGAGGTTATAAGACCAGCACTGGCAGACCGAAAGGGTTGGTGTGTGTTCATAGGTACACCAAAAGGCAGAAATTTTTTCTTTAACCTTTACGAAAAAGCTAAAGAAAACAAAGATTGGTATGCTTGTGTATTTAAAGCAAGTGAAACAAAAATTTTAGACGAAGAGGAGCTCCAGGCGGCAAAAGATGTTATGTCAGCCGACTTGTATGAGCAAGAATTTGAGTGCAGTTTTCAAGCAGCAATCACTGGTAGCTATTATGGCGCAACAATAGAAGAGTTGGTCAAGCAAGGTAGATTACAAAAAGATTTATACGATGATAACCTGGATGTAGAGACCTGGTGGGATTTGGGCATGAACGACCAAACAAGTATTTGGTTTGCACAACGACACAAAGGCGAAATAAGGTTAATAGATTATTACGAAAACAGTAGTGAGGGTTTAGACCATTATGCTGATGTAATAAGAAAAAAAGATTACGATTATTCAAAGCATATAGCACCACATGATATTAAAGTTAGGGAACTAGGTAACTTTGGTAAAACAAGATTAGAAAGTGCTTTAGAGCTTGGTATTGCTTTTGAGGTAGCACCAAAACTATCAATAGAAGATGGTATTGAGGCAGTCCGAAAAAATTTAGTTAATTGTTGGTTTGATAAAGAAAAATGTGCAACTGGTATTGAGTATTTAAAGGCCTACCAAAAAAGGTGGGATGATAAACATCAAACTTTTAAAAATAAACCTTTACACAATTTTTCAAGCCATTGCGCAGATTCATTTCGAACTGGCATAACAGCAGATGGGATTGAGTTAAGTAATTGGAAAAAACAAGTCCCAGTTAATACAAATTATATAATATAAAATGGCAAAAAAAGTTACAGATATAGAATTAAGAGGAATAATAAATTCCGAAATAAATAATGCTTTAGGTTATATGGGTGGGGCTTTGTCCAACTCTAGAAAAAAATCTTTAGAGTATTATATGGGCGAAAAGCTAGGCACTGAGATAGATGGTAGGTCTCAAGTAGTATCAACTGATGTAGCTGATACAATTGAAACTATATTACCTAATTTACTTAGAATTTTTACTTCAAGCGAAAGAGTTTGTAAGTGTGAGCCTGTAAAAGCTGAGGATGTTAAATTAGCTGAGCAAGTAACTAATTATATAAACTATATTTTTAATAAAGATAATAATGGTTTTAGTATTTTATACACCTGGTTTAAAGATGCACTTTTAGAAAAAAATGGAATTATAAAAGTTTATTGGGATGAGTCTCAAAGTGTAGAGCAAGAAACTTACCAAAATTTAAGCGATGATGAATATAAATTATTAGTTGAAGATGATAATGTTGAGGTAGTTCAAGAAGAAAGTTTTGAAGATGAAACTGCTAAGGCACAAATGGAAGTGGTCAAAGCAATAGCTGTTAAGACTGGCGAAATTATGCCTGAGATGCCTATTCCAATGTTACACAATGTTATTATTAAAAGAACAAGTGGGTCTGGCAAAGTTAAAATAGAAAACATACCACCTGAGGAATTTTTAATTCAAAGAACTGCAAAATCAATTGATGATGCAAACTTTGTAGCACATAGAGTTACTAAAACTAGAAGTGAACTTTTAGAAATGGGTTTTGATCCAAAAATAGTTGCGGATCTACCAACATCAAATAATATTTTATTAAACAATGAAAGATTACAAAGATATTCTGACATTGATGAAACACCTTTTAACGATGCACCAGATCATAGCACCGAAGAGATAGAACTTTTTGAATGCTATATAAGAGTTGATACTGATGGCGATGGTATTGCAGAATTAAGAAAAATAACTGTTGCTGGTATGGGTGGTTATACTATTTTAGAAAATATGGCTTGTGATAATATGCCATTTTGTTCAATTACACCTATTCCAATGGCGCACAGATTTTATGGTCGAAGTGTGGCTGAATTAGTAGAGGATGTTCAATTAGTTAAATCAACAGTAATGAGACAGCTGTTAGATAATATGTATTTAACTAATAATAATAGAGTTGCTATTATGGATGGTATGGTCAACCTGGATGACCTATTAACTTCAAGGCCTGGCGGAGTTGTAAGAACTAAACAGCCGCCATCACAAGTTATGATGCCAATGCAAAATCAAACTATTTCGCAACAAGCATTTCCATTATTAGAATATTTAGATACTGTTAGAGAAACTAGAACTGGTGTTACTAGATATAATCAAGGCCTGGATGCAGATAGTTTAAATAAAACTGCTACTGGTGTTAATGCACTAATGACTCAATCTCAAATGAGAATGGAATTAGTAGCTAGAGTATTTGCTGAAACTGGTATTAAAGATTTATTTAAAAAAATATTTGAACTTAGTTGTAAGTACCAGGACAAAGAAAGAATTGTAGAATTAAATAATGAGTTTGTGCCTGTAAGACCTACTGAGTGGCGAAACAGATATAATATTACAATTAGTGTTGGTTTAGGTACTGGAAGTAATGATCAACAATTAGTAGTAATGAATAGTATTCTAGAAAGACAATTACAAGCTTTCCAATTACAGGGCGGCCAAGAGTATCCAATGGTTAGCTTAAAAAATATTTATAATAGTTTATCTAAAATAATTGAAAATGCTGGTTTAAAAAATGTTGATAATTATTTTGTAAATCCTGATATGGGCAAACAAATGGTACAACCACAACAACCACCACAACCTACACCAATTGAAAAAATAGAATTTACTAGAATTGCATCTGAGGAAAAACGAAAAAATGCACAACTAGAATTAGAGCTTAAAGAATTAAAATCTAGAAATGCTGGAATGTTATTAGACCAAGAAATTAGAATGAAAGAACTTGAGCTTAAATATAATGCACAAATAGATTCACAACAATTAAGAGCTGATGCAGATTTAAACAAAATTTTAGTATCAGAGTCTATAAAAGATTTTAGAAACGCATCCAACAGTTCACAACAGTTACAAAAACAAATTGAAGGCTTAAATGAACAATCAGGAACAGGGCAGACTCCAAAAGGAAGTGAGCCAATCGAACAAAGCTAAACAACTTTTAGAAAACGATTTATTAAAAGACGCATTTGTTAAACTTAAACATTTATATACACAAAGTTTATTTAATACTGGTGCTAAAGAAACAGAAACTAGAGAGAAATTGTGGTTAGCTTACCAGGTAGTAGGTAAAGTTGAACAACATTTATCTGAAATTGTAGATACTGGCAAACTTGCTAATAAACAATTGGAAGATTTTAGAAACCACATAAAAAATAAAAAATTCTAGTCGAAATGATTGGGATAAGTCAACCTCATAAGAGGAACTTAACTTAAAAAAGGACACAAACATGGCAGACAATCTAACTAACCCATTAAAGGGTGCGGAAACTGATATGACTAAGGCTACAAGTGCAATAACAAATTTATTAAACCCCTCAGATGAGGAAAAGGTTGCACCAACAGAGCCAACACAAGAACAAAATTCTCCTGAACCACAAAATGAGGAATCTTCAATTGAAGAACAACCTCAGGAACAGGAAATAAGCGAAGATGCGGAAGTATCTGAGCAAGAAGTATCTCAAGACGAACAACAAACTGAGATTCAAGAGACACAAAACGATTCCACCTACAAGGTAAAAGTTGCTGGTCAAGAATTAGATGTTACCCTTGATGAATTGAGGAATGGTTATAGCAGAGATGCGGATTATCGCAGAAAAACTGAGGACTTAGCTTTTGAAAGAAAGCAATTTCAGTCGGATGCGGAAAAGCAAAGGCAAGATTTATCTTCAAAGTTTGATGAAGTTAATCAAGCCCTATCTTATGCCCAACAACAATTAAACCAGGAGATTAGCTCTGCTGATTTAACTA